CGATGCTGGGGACTCGTTGACTAATGCGCGCCAGTTGACCGCTCCTGGTATTTCCCCGGACTTAGCCGGTGGTCACGCGCATGCGACCCCACGTGGGAAGGACGCACCCTCCCGTCACAGCCGGTGGCAAGCCTGGCGACTGTGGTGGGGGGGCCCCCGGGCAAGGGAGCCGAAAGAAAGAGCAAAAGAAGCGGGAGCCCAATACCCGCGCTCGACCTCGAAAGGCAATTACGTTTCGCCGGACGAGGAATTAAGCAGCTGTCAATGCCAGCATACCTGCACGCTTGGCCATGGGGCCGAGCGTGTTCGCGATGCTCATGACGGTAGGCGCTGCGTCCATAGCCTTCATGAGAACTTTCTCCAAGGTTGATCCCTTGGCCTCCTCCGCGTTGCGAAGGCGGTTCATGCCATCACCAAGAGATGGGGCCGCAATGGCCATGTTCGCGAGCATAGAACCCTGAATATAGTGTCCAAGGAACTGTGACCTCACGACCACCTCGTATGAATTCCCAATGTCACCCCCATCAACTCGAGCCTGGAAAGGCTCAAATAGAACAACGATGGGTGTGAACGCAGGGTCATGGAGAGCAGAAGTGAATGGAGGGATGGGGACTGACCCCCAACCCTCCATAAGAGCCCAGGGTAACTGACTACCCGAAGCAATGACGCCCCAGGGCACAAAAGTAGTCGCACGGCCTTGGTCTACGACCGTGCAATTCTTCTGCATAGGAGCAGACAACTCTCTACCACTGTAGGTACGGGTGCGAGAATGGTTGCGGATCTTATCCGCAAGATCAACCAGCTCCTCGTTGGTAGTGGCAGACACATTGATGGCAAGCCCGGTTGTTGCACGCAACACTCGGACAGTGCCACCAAGTGCAATATCCTGCGTCCAGTTACGGATTCGCAAAGAACACCGAGTAGGAATCGCCGAAGTAGGCGGATCCGAAGTGAGTTGCGAACAAGGAAACGGCGTGTGCGTGATGAGGTCGGTGCCAACCGAGCTACTTACTTCGTACATGACTGCCTGGTTTTCACCGCAAGCAGGCTGGACGATGAGCATACGGAAGCCGGCCTCCAGGACCGTCCCACTGACCGTAGAGCTGGCCTTGGTACTCAAGTTGGTTTGGCAAACAGTTGAGCCGACAATGGGGGTGGCTGGCCCCACCGACATATGGGTGGCTACAGAGTAGGGATCGTGGGCAAAGGCATCATAGTACCCAAAGCCTCGAGGGGCCAAGGTGTTCGATGATGCTGGTGTCTGATGCCAATTGCCCTTGGAAAGGTCAGGCATGCTTCCCTTCGCATGGTTGTAGGACGGCTGCATTCGCCCCAGATTGTTATTCTGGCGGCGGTTGCCACGACCCTTTTGGCCATTGTTGTTCTGGGAGTTCTGACGATTGAAAAGAGCTCTCATGGCGGCCTTCGCTTGTGGAAGGGCGTCATTCAACGCACGTTGCTGAGCTGGAGAGAAAACCATGGTCAGCAAGGCGCGAGGCTACAGGAACACAGTTCTGGTGAGTCCGCCTCGCGGACAAATCTTTTTATTTGGTTTCCTGCCTCCTTCCGGCAGCCATCCGCCCCGACACTGGCGTGCCAGTTTGGGGAGTCATCAGCTGCTGGAAACGAGTCCCAGGAGAGGGTCAGCTATGCACTGCCGACCTGGGGCCTGTTTCCAAACCCCACCAGATCTGGGTCGAGATTGTTATCTGCCGGTGCCGGCGGGCTCACACCGGCCGGCAGGAACCTGGCGAACATGGCCTTGGCAACGCGTGTCTGCTCAGCGTCATTGCGCACCGCAAACAACATGCCAGACATGACGTCGGGGTGGCCAAGCGACTGCTTCCACCACCCTTGCGCCAACATCTTCTCCAGATTCAGGAACTTGGCTGTCCACCCCCCATCAGTCTTCTTGTACCAATGGGAGGTAAACGAGAGGCCGACCTCCGGCGTATTAGCCGTGGCCTCATTGTCTTTGGTAATGACGCCGAACCCACGAAGGATACCATAGTCCACTTTTGGAGTGTGGAACTCGTCGTCGCCATTCCCACCTTCAGCCACGGACCCGGCAAGGCGCAACTGGAACCTGCGGATCTGCGTGTTTTGCGCAGAGGTGCTGAGCATCCCCGACGCGGTCACCCCGTACTCATCGACAGTCCAAATGTCCTGACCGATGCAGATGGTGTGACACGAGTTGCACGCAGCTTCACAGGCCAAGAGGTAGCAGGCCCCCTCGTACCCCTCGTTCGAAGGGTCGAGGAGAAACATTCTCCTCTCGGCATCCATGTATATGCTGTCCCTGGTGACTGTGAAGTCCCAGCCGCTCGCATCGGAGCCGTGCAGCATCCCGTCAGAGCCTGGCGTCCTCAGAGCCCTCTCGAATTCCTCCGAGAGGCGCTCTATGCCGAGGTCGTCATGGCCCATTCCAAGACAGGAACCATGGAGCTCCGAGCAACCATAGGCGCTTATGTCCTCCTTATTCTGGAGGAGATGGCTGCAACCTTGCACCATTTGCGTCAGGATGGAAGCCACCCATATGACGCGATAGCGCTTGTCTCGAGCTTTCTCCTCAGAATGCAGCTCTTGCTTGATAAAAGCTTTGTGAGGATCCCTCAGGCGCTTCTTGATCATGTCCTCAGGGCGCAAGTTGTGGAGATTATCTCCCTCACACACCATGAGAACCACCTGCTGGAAAGCGAGCCTCATCAAGTGCTGCTTGGCGTCATCGGTGGAGACCCACACAGATTTGGGCCCCCGCTTATAGGCCTCTGCGAAGCCAGAGGACTTGGTGACGTCAAAGGAGGCCAGCGTACGGGCCAGTTCCTCCCGAATATCGTAGGTGTATCCCACATTCCGTGGGTGGGTGTTGACAAAACCAGGGAGAGTCTTGTCGTAGGCCTCACCATGCATGGTGCCGCCCGGACGTCTTCCCAATTGGAACTCCAAAGAACTGCGAATCGCATCCGGCCCTTCGGCCGGGACGAAGAAGCTAGCGGCTTCGACACCCTCCGGGTGCTCCTCGCTCTTAGTGATCTCCTTATAGACCTGGTAGAACTCCGGGTCCAAAGGAGCGCACGGTTTATCTTTGGTGGTGACCAAATTGCGGCAGTGTGCCACGTGCCGCATCAAGCTTCGGCCATCCTTGTGAGACACCTGTGTCCGAGGCTCGTCGAAGAATTCAACACCAGCCTTCCGGTAATACTCGATGATCTCGTAAAAGAGATCAGGGCACACGGAGGCCGCTCTCTCGGCACCGATATTCTTAATCTCGGCGACGGATCGCAAGAAAAACTTGTCCGGCTCAGCAAAGCAAGCCAAGAGCCTGCAACGCACTTCGGCATCGGAGATATCCAAAACCGGTACAGGTACGTCCTGATCGAACGCATTTCCCCGCTTCCGACTTTCTGTAGTCTTCTTGTAATTCAACCGACAGTCGTCAGGAATAAAACTCGCTCTGCGGACAGCTGGTGACGTTGATTCTTCCGCAAGGAGCTTATCGACGTGCTCTGGAGTCCTGGCGTGCTCCAAGAGCTCTTTCTCCCCGTCGAACGAACAGTTGCAGATCTTGCAATGGCGACGGCCATGCTGGATCTTCCCCCGAGCAAACAACCGCACATTGGCTTCCGGAATAACCGGCACAGGCGGTACGGAAAGCGCGATTCTTTCATCCTCCAGCACCGTACCGGTATTGGCCGCCGCTGGCGGCGCGGACACATACTCGGGAGTGCGCGACCGTGAACGACGTTTTGTACAATGGCTTGCTACCCGAGGCTTTTCCAAAGAAAGCGCATTGACCAGAGGCTTGGAGACTACAGTATGCTCCACAACCTCCAGTGCTGCCGGCCTGGGCTGGCGGAGGTGAGCGTGATACTCATTCCAATTCACGTGTTCCCTCCAATTAGACCAACCTCCACGCTTCACAGCTTTCAAAACGGCTGTGGCGTGAAGGCACCAGCCAAACCCATACAGAACCGGCCCAGAGGCCAAATCCGCATCGTCATCCATTGCAAATGGAGTAGAGTCGGACTCGTCGGCTGCTTCAGAGCGCATTATGAGATCCAGCTGCAAGAAGCCCAAGGCTTCATCTATGTCTGCCTGAAAACGCGTTCGGTTGAAAAGAGCCCTCGAAACGGCTAAAAGGCGGTAAAAGTGCTCGTGTGAGACTTTCCACCCGTCGTCTCGATAGCGCAGCCAGGACAGAGCTCTCCCCGTGTCCGAGTTCCACCATTGCTCGATACGTGCCTGCTCGGCAGCCTGCTTCTTCGCAACAGACTTGCCGTGTGCTTCGACTGCCAATGGCTCATCGATAGCACACACGGCCTCCGGTGGTTCGTCATCCTCGGCAAGGGGAAAGCGAAGGTCTTCTTCCTCGAAGGACTCCCAATCATGGGCCTCTCCAGGTCGCAAAATGACCTCGTCGGACCCAAAGTCCCGCTTCTGACAGCGGCACCAGAAAGGGAAACATTCTTCGAACTTGTTCAGGTATTCCCTGGTGAAAGGCCGGAATGGGAAGAGAGTGCGTATCGACTCAGCGACACGACACACGGTTCCAGCCGGATCTTCATCGAAGAAGGCCTGCAGCCGCCTCGCTCTCTGAAACACTCTTGACGCTTGCTTTGAATCGGGCTGGAGTAGGCCGTCAAAGACATCAGGCCGGGTCACGCCTTCTTCGACAACACGTGAAATCACGGCATCGAGGAAGTCAGGTGGTTCCACAGACTCGTGGTGTCTTATCGGAAAACTGAAAGTTTGATCCAGGCGCCTCACGCTGGCTGCTAAACCAGCAAGCGCCTGAAGTGCTCCCTGGTTGGACTTCTGTTTCCGTCGGCCATCCACTGCGCCCTCATGGTCGTCCCGGGGCCGGCCAGTGCGATCCAAACCGTAATCAGCGAGGTCGTCGCGGTGATTCTGGTTCTTATCAAAAGCACGATGCTGGTCGTCGGCGATCTCATCATCCTGCCTCTGATCTTCCCGGGCGATCATTTCTTGGCCTGACCTCCCACGCAGGCTTGGGTCGTCCTGCTTCTTCTCCTCCCATGTCTCAACAGCAACCAAGGGTAGCGTCCCAACTGCAAGCTGGAATTCATCCTTGTGCCTGTCCAATAGGGCATGGTCGTAAGAGGCCAAATCGGGTAACATCTCAGTCTGCGCAGAATCAAACACCACGCCAGCCCTCTTTAAGAACCGGCTAATGTCTACTGAAGAGACCGCACAATTGGTGTTCGTGCCCGGGAGATTGCCGACATGGAGACCCAAAATCCTCCCCTGAGAACCAAACACCGGAGTGCCTGAGAACCCAGGTATGGAGGTGCAAGTGTGTCGGTTCAACCCCAAGCCATACGCAGGATTGGATACGTCTGGTACGCTCAACTCACCATTGCACACGGACATGGCAATATCGGAAGAATCCGAAAGCCTCATGGGTCCGTATACACTAACAGGCCCCAGTGCCAGGGAGACTTTGGAAGCTTTTGACAGCTTCGCCCCGGACACCGAGAACGCTTTGGGCTCGTACCACATGACAGCAAGGTCGTTGCACGTGACTGGTACGTACTCCGGGTGGAGAAACGTGTTAGTCGGCGTGAACATCTTCGAGCCGCCGTCTCCCAAGTACACAAGGG